GCACCAATAATGACTGCGGGAGAGTGAAGATACATACTCAACATAAAATCTTCACCTGTGGCCACAAACTGATGGAGACCAGAAACTTCACTCGAACTGGCAGATCCTACGACTTCCACAACATGGTGCATTCGATTAGTATCGTCTGCACCATATCCATTATTGTTATTGAACTTACGCGCAAAAGCAAAACGGAATTTGGAGTAGAAGGGAAGATCAACTTCAAGGACGGGGTTAGTAGAAGTAGCAACAGCTGCTGCACCTCCACCTGTAGCAGTCAAGTCATAACCCACAGATGTAGCAACAGATGGAGAAGGATCGGCGTATGGAGTACTGGCGAAACGTGTCAGTGCATTATAAGTACCGTTACCACGAGAGACCCAAGCAGGTTTGCGAGAATTCCCAGGAATCGATGAAGATAAAATATATTTGTAGCGAATACTACCGCGACGAACAGCATAACATGGTGCCAAATATGTGAGGGCCGTAAGTCTTGAATAGTTATATGAGACCGCACCGCCCGTAAGATCCAGCCCATTGGCTGCAAACCCCCTTGTCACAGGATAATCTGGAAAATCCCAAGATTGATGTGTGTAGGAGTTTACCCCTATGGTGTCACGCATCTCCCAGCGAGTGAACCAATAACGCTTAAGAAGGGCGCGCACACTGACTATATTTTCTCCACCATATAGTTCAGCAAGATGATCTTGAACAGGCACCGATATAGCTCCTGCAACCTCATCAACAACTTTTGACTCTTCATCATCAACATTGAGAACACCCGCTTGGTAATCACCATTAATGTACGTAAGGTCGCCAAGAGAGTCAACTGGAGACATATAGCGCATATCATCACCAGCACGGACATACACCATAACAGAAATGGAACTAGATGCCACATTGGGAGTGCTTAAATCATTAAGAACTTCCACCGTCAAAACACCATTTGTTTCCACATCATAACCGGTATACCTGATTGTATCACTGTGAGAAGATGCACCTATGGTCTGAATTTCAGCAAATGAAGTCGGCTGCATCCAGTTAGCTGTTATTTCAAATTCACGCTCCTTTGAAATATCGATTACCCGAGTATAAACCGTGTTCCAATCGGTACCACCCAAGGTGTCATTGAAACGCGGATCCAGGGTCACTCGCAAGCGACCCTTATGATAATCAGATGCAACAACCACAAATCGAAACTTGACAGACCCAGACCAATAGCGGAAGAGAGCAGCCAAATGGCCCATGGGGGTAGTCCCCACAATAGGATTTGAGTACACGAGTGTGGTGCCCACACTAGCCAAAGCAGGCGTAATTTGGGCATTGAAGAGGAATGAATCAGGATTGTCAGTCGTAGTCCACGCAAACTGCGTGAGGTAAGACTCCTTGGTGAGGATATGTTGAAAAGACATCTCATCCATAGCGGATAAACCACATGTCCGTGGATCCACCGTTAACTCTTGCTCTGCATCGAGAGATAATTTAGCCACATTTTCATCAAGGTTCACATTAGCAAGTGTACCAGCAGAACGCTGCACCACACCAATATTTACTCCCTGCCTATTAGGTCGGGAAAAACCAAAGGCACGAGCAAACTTTCCAACATTGGAAGCCATTTCACTGGTGGCCTTAGCATAGGGGCCAATCATGGGAACTGCTGACAATATGTCCGTATACTTAGCTACAGATGATGCAGCCTTGGATATGGGACCATCAGACAATGAACCAGATTGATACGCATTTGTCGTAGGAACATGCAAATCCACATTTTCC